GATAAATCTTTCTTTTTGATACTATAGGTTGCTTCCTTCCTTCATAATTTGGTGATACATAATCAACTTCTTTAAATCCATCATTTGAATCATACCATAGGGCATAATTCAAGAGGCAAAGTAAAGGAAATGATTTAATGTCTCCCATAAGTTGTTCGTTAGTTTGAGTAATGTACTCCTGTCCAATTACCTTAGAATTACTGTATTTTGCAATTCTAACTCTTCTATCTGAAAAATATTTTTGTCTCAATTCAGAAAGTTTAAATTTCTGTAATTTCATGTGGTCAGTAAATGATTTAAACCATAAATTAAGGTTTATCCAATATCTCTTCAAAGATCCTATATTGACATCAGCGGATAAATATCCCCAAATGTGACAGAAAGTTTTTATAGAAAAATTTTCCATCACGGGTATTTCAAAATCCCCTATTATTTCTAATAGTATTTTGTCAAGTAGTTTTGAAGTGTTAGGAGAAATATATCCAGTTGCATTTTTATAATCACCAGATATAAAGTATAATTTCTCGTTACTGCCATAAAAATATTTCGAATCTTCAACTAAATTTTCAATATCAACTTCTTCCGCATCCCTGCCAAAAAGTAGTACCTTACTTTTGACCATACTGTCTTTTAAAAGAGACTGTATTGGTTTAAAGGCGTAGTATTCTTCGGGAGAGCACGTTGTAATTGTACGAATCTTTAGTGGTTCAGTTAAAAGAGTAGCTCCTCCATATACAACATCAGGTATTAATGAAGGAGAAAAGAATGGTGCAGGAATCTGAACACCATTCACTTTCGGTAAAGGAATATAATCCATTTGAACAATGGATCCATCAGGAGTTTCTGATTTGGAGGTAGAAAGACATTGATTTGAATGTTTACAATAATTCTCAATGTTAAGTTTTGCACCAGGAAAAACAATTGGTACTATAGTCCTAATAATATCAGGATTAACCAATGTTTCTTTAGCCATGGAAGTAAGAGACTTCTTATATTCAATGTTTGCTTCTTCTATGAAACTCATAGGAACTTGAGGTGAACATCTCCTTGAATATGCTAAATCGTGTGCAAAAGAAATAAATTTCTTTCTGTTTTTTGATTCTCCAAATCTACGGAAAAAGAGTCTCGTGATCTTTTTTGAGAATGGTATCCACCTTGGTAAGTTCGAAAGGTGGTCAGGGGGGTTGATTGATTTATTTGCTCTAGAAGCGAGTGCAGTATAATAATATTTTATTATTGTAATGTTCTTGGATTCAGGTGAGCAGATTTTTTTCGATAAAAAATCTACCAAGGTTTTTTCTGAAAAGACAATCAACTTATTTAAGGAATTATATTTCCCCCTTAAAAGTTCGGTAAATACGTCAAGATATGTTAGCCATTGATTAACTATGTTAATACTGTCTAACTTGTCTTTGTACTTACTGCATAGATATTCAGAGTAATTGGAAAAAGATAAATTTCTATTTCCAACACTTACTTTCTGTGAATCTATGCCCTCACTCCCGTGAGGAACCGAGCAAACATAATCGAAATGATTCCTAAGAATCATTTGACTATGGGCAACAGTCTGAAAAGAC